TCCACAACCGCCATAAGATGAGTTTCCCGGCCCTCCAGATGCGGAGCCGGTAGTAAGTTTATCGTCAATGTTTACAGACTGACCAGATTGGGTAACGCTAGACGCTCCAAACGCTACTGTCCCTAGTTCTCCATTACCGTAATAGTTTCCTACTTGACTCCCGCTTATATATTTACCAGCAGAATCTCTAATTTCATTAGTAGATGCGCTTGCGTCAATTCCGCTTGAGTCTTGGAAGTCATCAATAGTTTGGTCATCTAAATTGTAAGCCGCAAGGCTTCCGTTAGCGGCCACCTTAAAACCTAACAGGGCTATGTCAGTTTCAAGACTTGAGGTATCAACAGCGTCACTGGCAAGGTCAGCACTTTTAACCTGACCGGCTGTTATATCTTCTGATCTAATAGTAGTTCTACTCATTTAGGATGCTTCTCTTTTATTGCTGTTCTCTTACCCTGTAGTTCAATAGACGATGCCATTCGTTCTTCTATGACTGCCTCCCATAGTGCTACCACTAAGTCATCAGTGGTTGGATATTCTGCTTTGCGTTTGTCGGCGTATGTACTGTTATCTGGTTCTGTAGGGCGCGCAACGAATGATCCGTTGTACTCTCCCCCGATCCATGCGTTCTCATCCGCTTGCACTAAGTCACCGTCTACCTGATATTCTGATACTCCATTCCACTCAACTATGTTTGTTACGAGGGAGTCTTTTACAATTGCGTATTTCATTACTTGTACTCCCAAACGATTACGATTCCGGGAGCGCCGTTACCACCACGATAATCGCCGCTACCGCCCCCTCCCGCTCCATAACCTGTAGCGTCATTTTCTCCAGCGGCATAGTATCCAGAACTCGCAAATCCGCCGCCTTTTCCCAACATAGAATCAGACGGCCCCCAGCCATCGTTGACTGGCCCCCCTACTTGACCGGGAATGTTTATATCGCCACCAGTTGCCGTACCTCCGACAACTACTTGCTTTGTATCTGTGGCGCTTGCGGCTGTTGCTGAAGCCGCCCCTGTTATCGTGTTTGTGCCATCTGCCCAAGAGGAATTTCCACCAACAGTTCCTACATCAGAAGAACCGCCGCTTCCTGCCGCCCCAACCGTAATGGTTGAAGTTGAGATAGAAGATACATCTAAAAACTTTTTAGCGTATCCTCCTGCGGCCCCGCTGATACATCGGTCATTGNTACTTGCGTTTTGACTTCCACCGCCACCGGCTCCCTGAACTTCCATGATTACTTTTGTAACACCAGAAGGTCGTGTCCAAGTTCCGCTAGAAGTAAAAACTTGTACTGAGTTAAAACCGCCACCCGCCGCCGCCCAAGCGTTATCACCTCTTAGAAAAGTAGTTGCAGAAGCCGTGCCAGTTGCACTAAGCATTGCAATGTCAACTGCATCATTCGCAATAGTAAGTGCTGTAGCCCCTGTTACGTCACCAGTATGTGTAGCGTTTGCCAATCCTGATGCTAGTTTGTCAGCGGTTACAGCATCATCTTGAATCTTAATGGTACTAATAGAGTCGTCAGGCGGGGTAACAGCCTCCCCTATATCTAGAATGCCAACTACCTCCATCTTATCGGTAGAGACAAGAGGAGAGGTTANAGTAAGAGTTACGCCGGATACGCTATAGGCATCCTCCTGTTGCTTTACACCGTTAATAGTAATAATTAACGACTGGCTCATTACGGAGCCGTCCAAGTAAGNGTATGCGTAGCAGACGTTGAGCCTGTTACGTTAAACCTTCTTACGTCTGAGGCTTTCTGCTCTACACGACCTATATAACTCATGTGATTTCAAGAACTCCTAAGACTACTTCAAGATCAGAGTTAGCACTGGCGGTCATGTGTACATCGCCAGTAGCCTCTAGATCAATAGGTTTATCAAGAACGAGTGTTGAGTCAGCAGGAACTGGAACAGTCTTGGCAACATGGTAATAAGTGTCACCTGATGTTGCTCTAGCCTTTATCGTTACATCCGCTGAATTAGTACCATCAATGTTACTTACATAACAGGAATGGATAATAGCGGTAGTAGCGCCGGGTGCGGTATATACTATGCCTCCCCCTGTAGTTAATGCCGCGCCTTGATTCTTAAACGTGTTAGCCATTTCAGCCTCCTAGTGCAATCGCCATCGCTATGGCTGTACCCTCTGGATCACCGGGGGTAATAGTTCCCCAAGAGGTGTCAGTGCCATCTGTGGTTAAATATTTTCCTGACTGCCCAGATACNTTAGGAACAATAGCGGCTGTAGACGTAGANGGAAAACTNTTCTTTAGAACAGTCTTTAACATTCTAAGATGATCGTCGCCTTCACCTACTGGATCGCCAACTACAGGATTTGTGCTAACAAGTTGTGTTACCCAACTGGCGCTTTCTACACTCATGCTGATGCCGCCGTTAAGGTTACAGTAACCTCAAGAGTATCCCCTGAGATAACCGCTCTGGATGATCCACAGTCAACTACTCCGTACAAAGTGCCAGCGGTTCCAGACTTTGCGTTATTGCTATTAATAAAGGCTCCTGCTACAGTAGCCGTTCCGTTAATAGAATAAGTAGCCTTGCTTGCGGTGTTGTCAATGCTTCCTGCCGCCGCAGTACCCAAGGTAAGAGTCTGACGTACTGCCTGAGAGTAGGCTACTACCTCAGCCCATCCAGAGTGGGAAGCCATAGTATCTCCAGCCGCCGCTGATCCAGCCCCTTTAAGGCCAACATACCATTGCGGTAATCTGTGTTGCTCCATCTAACGTACTGGACAGGACATGATTCAAGCCTACAGTAGTAACGAGGTTTTTATTTACTTCTCGCCACTTCTCATTACCTTCTGAGTCACGGCATACGACCTCCCATATATTCTTGAGGCCAAGATTCATATCTGTTTTATGTTGCATTTTTAAGCCTCCATCGGCCTTTAAACTAATTGGGGTATTCAACATCTGTCCATACCGTTGTTGGGTCTGACTCGTCTGCCCATACTGAAGTTGGGTCAGATACGTTTGACCACGTTGAAGAGGGATCGGTTACGTCATTCCAAAGGAATGAATCTCCATTCGCGTAAGTTAATGATACTGCTATTGTTGTTGACTCAGGGTGTAAAGTATTATTAATGTACCCTGTATCTATTGCATATGCTACAGAACCAACAGCATCTAATTTTCCAGATGAGGTGTAATCAGAAGTAATAGCGTAAATAGCATCTTCTGAAAAAGTAAATCCTCCTAACCCTGTGTACCCCGTGTCTATACCAAAGGTAGCAGAGCCAACAAGGGAGTGTGTTCCATTCTTAGTAGCCGTTAGACTAAGCGCAAAAGAACTAGCGCCTATAATATTNCCTATNCNTGTNTTNACGTTATCNAGAGTAACACCGTAAGACGAAGAGTTAGCCTTAGCNGGGCTATTCCAATCTATTCCAATATTACTCCAGTATATAGGAGAAGAGGCTTCAGCCCACGTTATAGGGGCTGTCAATAGTAGCCACTCGTATTCATCACCCTAAGCGCGGAGCCTGAGTGACGATCCTTGTTATCTTGTTCTTGTATATCTTTAATAGACTGTTGGAAGGCTGTTGCCCATAACTGTACTCTTGGGTCATTCATAATAAATGGTTCTGCTTCAAGCAAGCAACCATAAAGGTATACGTCTGGAGCGTTAGTAATCATCCAGTTTGTAGGCGCTAACCCTGTCAGGGCGTCAAACTTTTTATAGAATAACATTTCAATAGTCTGCACACTTGCTGGTATTGGCCCTAACTGAAGTTCATCAGCAATGATGGTGTACATCTGTGGCGTACCTTCTTGCGTACTTCCGTACAATCTATCATAGATTTCAGGGGTAACATACTGCATAGGAGTTATAGGAGAAGAGTTAATTTGCAGATTACGCATCTGAATAAAGTTTGTAGGCAAGGCAAGATTCCTCTGCCCAGATACAGTAGATGCGGTCTGCTTTTCTTCCATAGCCCTTATGCGAAGTAGCCTGTTAAACCTAGCCTCTGCTAAAACAATAAACTCCGGTATCCGGTCAGTCAGGTCATCCCTGTCTAACCAGTTAGCAACTGCCGTGTTTAACTCCGTGTAGTTACCTATAGCCATTATCTACGGGCAATATAATATACTGCGTTGTTAAGAGGGGCAAAGTTTGTTTGCGTTGCTCCGGCTTGGCCGGGGTTATATAGCCACATAGTTATAGCCTCGTTGGTGTGGTGCGTAGAAAAGCGTTATCAGGATCATTCAAATACTTCTTCATTAACTTGTGATCCTTTTCTATCGCGCCGTTAGTTTCCTGCATCCACTTTTCCCATATACCTACAGGGATAGATGCAACTCTCATACCATGCTGTTGCTTACCAAAGGTAAGTTTATCACCATAGTCGTTTAGTAATTCTTTATTGCTGTTCAGAATGTCTGTAGCATCCTGATGAGTTGTAACAGTAGACGTACCATCAGAATGATCTTCTACTGTAGTAGGTCGCCAATGTTTCATAATGGTAATGCACCGGGAGTTTCTGACATTTTCTTTAATGTTGCAACTGCTTTCTTAACAGATGCTTTTTCAGTGTAAGGCTTAATCTTCTCTACCTTTTCTTTCTTATTCTTTAAACCTTCTTTAAGTAGTGCTTTGCTCATTTGTTCCTCTTAAGGTCATCTAATTCAAAATGAATGGCCCCCCCGAAGGAGGGCCAAACACAGTTACGCGGCTTTGATACCAATAACAGAACCAGATGCCTGACCATTCTTACCACGAAGGCCATACTCAGCAATCATCATCTGCTTGATGGAATCACCAGTTTTCGCCAAGGTTTCCGTCTGGAAAGGACGCAGATAGTCTACGCTCCAGAAATCGTAATCCAAGACATACAACTGGTTAGGCAAACACAGACGGCTAGGTACAATCTTGAAAGTACCGAAGTCCGTGACGATGACATCAACAGAGTTGATAGCACTTGCCGGAGATGCTTTATCGTGGTTAGAAACGATATCAGCAACGACTGAACCAGCCAGAGCAGACATCTTAACTTTCAACGAAGCATCGCACATGATTACGTCAGGCGCACCACCGGCCTTCCAAATCTGCTCGACACAATTATTAAGCATACTCAACGTCAATACAGCGTCAGCACCACTAGGCGCTTTCACTGCTGTACCATCTCCTGCGTTAGCAACAGCGGCGTCAGTCGGGCCATCAATGATGTTTGAATCACCAGCAACAGCATCACCAAGCCAAGAGTTAAGAGCGGCAGTCTTACGAGCCACACCAGCCGCGCCAGCGGCCTTAACGTCTTCACCAAGAAGCATGAATTCCATGTCACGCTTAATTTCTTTTGCGCGCTTGGCCAACTGGTAAGCCTGACTTGACTTTCGGCCTGCCCAGTCTACTGCTTCCGCAGTGCCTGATGTTTGAACCGCTTTCTCAGAAATCTGAGTTTGATTCGTCAGTTTCGTCGGCTCTGCAACTGCCAACGATGCTGGGTCATCACCCTCTAGTTTCTGGTTTGCGGCGGCGGCGGCGAGTTCATCTTTTTGCCACTCAAAGAGAGTGTTAGAACATGAGCCTCGTCCAGCGCCTGTCATAAACGGCGTGTCCATAGGACTGATATTATATATGATATCGCTCAAGTCTTCGCGGATTTGTACACCCCCGAAGGTCAAACGAGTATTTGCGGGAACTGCCATAGCAGATTACCTCCTTAGTTAAAGTTCTACAAAATCTTCAAAAAGAGATACGGAATCATTTACATGACCTGTCTCTTTAAGACGCTTCATTTTTGCAGTACGCTCCGCTTTTCCTCGTTCCTTTTTGTTTTTCGATCCAGTTCCAGAAGTAGCCATCTTAGGTTTCTTCTTAGTCTTTTTGGATTTAGTTGACAACTGCGCTTTCTGCATTTCTTGAAATGCTTTGGCTTGCATGAGAACAAGTAGTGATCTATGGTCAGTTAGTTGGTTCAATTCTTCCTGGAGGAATCCTTGAGATAAAGCAAACTCAGTTAGTTCTTTTCCCGCCTTCTGTCGGAACTCTTCGTTCTTCCATTCTGGTAGGATAGTCTCTAACTTTTGCCGTTCTTCATATGCAACACGCTGTTGAGTTTGACGCTGTTCAGCGATAGCCTGTTCATTGGCTTGACCAAGGCGGTGCTCTTCCTGTTGCATCATTGTTTGAAGATCGGTTACTTCAGACTTCTTAGTAAGATATTCTTCTCTATCTTCTATCTTAAGTCTTTCCCAATCTGTATTATTGACCAGTTCATTTAATTTACTATACTGCTGTTGTACTACAGCAGATGCGGCATCAATGTACTGTTGGCGAAATTGCTGAGTCTGATATACTTCTTGCTGTGCCTGTTGAATCATGGCGTCAGCCTGTTTGCGGTATTCTGCAATCTCTTGAGTTTTCTTTGTGTAGTCAGACTGTCGGCTATAGCCACTTTTAAGTTCGTCAAGGGTTACCTCAACCTCTTCACCGTCAACTTTAATGGTGTGAGTGTCGGGTTCCTCTTCTTCCTCTTCAGCGTCTGACTCATCTTCAGATTCTTCTTCCTCCTCAAATTCCTCTTCGGATTCTTCTTCCTCTTCAGAAACCTCTTCCAATGGTTCGTCTTGAGTTTCCTCAGTAGACTCTTCAACATCTTCAGTAGGGGCGCTCTCCTGTGTTTCTGGTGTGGCCTCTTCAGGCTCCAGTAAACCAAGGATTGCTGATTGTGCTTCTACTATACTTCCGGCTTCAGCCGGGAGCGGGGCAGTTTGCTTGTCCGCCATTTTAAAATCTCCTTATATTTGGTATTCCTTGAGTTTCTCCGCCATCTCTCCAGTCTCAACTATGCTGGTTAGATGAAGGCGTAGTCTCTCAAGGAGTCGTAATGAAAGCCAGCATTGCTCCCGGCTTTCGACATCGTTCACACTTGTATGCGCCCAAGTGTTAAAAATATTTTCTCCTAATGAATCAAAGGCTTCGTTGTACATCGGGTCATTGAGGAGGCGTTTCGCTTGTTCCTCTCGTTGCTTATTGGTCATGTTTACCCTATTGCTACGGCCCTATTCTGTTCGCGTTCAAGGGCCAGTTCTTCGGCTTTTAGTTGCGCGTCAACTGCGTTCTTCTGTGACTCCTGTTGAATCTTAGCGGCTTTAAGTTGTATGTCTGCCGTCTTGATCTCCAACTCTTTCTGCTTTACCTGCATTTCCATCTGAGCAAGTTGCTCTTCTGGAGTAGGCTGTTTAGGCTGT